ACTGACGGACAATTATTAATAGGATCTACTGGGGCTGATCCAGTGGCGGGAAATTTAATACCTGGTGCAGGTATTAGTATTTCAAATGCATCTGGAGCAATAACCATTTCAGCTTCTGGATCAGGAGTTACTTGGACAACGATTACTGCTGTTTCGGTGAATGCTGCAGCCAATAATGGTTATATTACTAATCGCACAGTGACACCGGTTAGTGTAGTTTTGCCAGCAACATTCTCCGCCGGGGATTTTGTTGAAATTATGGGATTAGGTGCGGGTGGCTGGTCATTGGTTTGTAACAGCGGACAAAACATCGAATTCGGTTCGGTAAGTACTAGCATTGCAGGCTCGATAAATTCTGATATTCAATATTCAAACATTACTGTGAAAGGAATAGTGGCTAATACTGTTTGGTCTGTGACTTCGATTAATAGCAATCCACAAGTAGTTTGACGGTTAACAATATGATAAATTCACCTCCTTAATTGGAGATTATATGAAACATTCAACTAGACCAAACAATAGCAATTATCATAACTGGAGAAACGCTGTTCTTGAAAGAGATAAGAATATATGTCAGCGCTGTAAAATTGTAGGAAGGAAAATTCATGCTCATCATATTATAGAATGGGATAAGAACGAAGATTTGCGATATGAAGTGAATAATGGATTAACATTATGTACTTCTTGTCACAATAAGCATCATCATATTGGTAAAGAAAGTAAGCTTAAAGGAATTCCATTAAGCGAGGAAACAAAGAAAAAATTAAGTGAAAAATTAAAAGGAATGAAAGCTTGGAATAAAGGACAAAAAGGGTGTTTTAACGAAGAAACAAAAGAAAAAATGCGTGAAGCAAAGCTAGGAAAAAAAGCTAGCGAAGAAACAAAAAAGAAAATGAGTTTTGCTCATAAAAACCAAATTTATACTATAGAAAGAAATAGAAAAATAAGCGCTTCTAAAAAAGGTATAAAATTTACTGATGAGCATAAGAAAAAATTAAGGGATGCCAAGCTGGGAAGAAAATTAAGCGAATCTCATAAAGCAGCATTATTAGAAGCTAGAACACCAGAAAATATTGAAGCTAATAAAATTAGATTAAAAGGCAAGAAATGGAAAATAGATCCAGAAACAAATAAAAGAATCTGGTATTGAATGAGTGTTTATCTAGGAGCTGTATAAAATGAGTACAAATAATCAAATAAATAGTAGCCAGCCCTTTTCCGCTGCAATAGGTGGTACAGGTGTTGCAAGTCCTACAGCTCATGGCATTCTGATTGCCGAAGGTTCGAGCCCAATGGTTCCAATTGTCTTGGGTGCAGGCCAATTATTAATTGGTACTACTGCTAGCGATCCGTCTGCTGCGGCATTAACCGCAGGCACGGGTGTTAGTATTACCAGTGCATCGGGCGCTATTACAATTAATGCAACCGGCGGTGCGCTAACCTGGAGCACCATAACTGGAGCGACGCTCGCTGCTGCCGTTTCACATGGATATATAATTGCTGACGTAAGCGCGCCATGTGTAGTCACACTTCCTGCAACAGCCGCAATAGGTGATGCAATTAGATTAAATGGATTATCAACAGGCCAAGGTTGGGTCGCCACCGCCAACACAAGTCAGACTATTCAATTTGGCAATCAAGCTTCTTCTAGCGCCGGTTCCTGGGCGTCAACCAATGCTGGTGATAGCTGTTTAATAACTTGTTTGGTGGCTAATTCGATATGGGGAATGTCGGATGTCGTGAGTAGTGGTCTTACTAAAGTATAATGACCTGTAATAGCAGTTGATTAAATGATAAAATAATCTCTTTAATGGAGATTATTATGACAAAGGGAAGAAATAACAAAGATGGACGTTATTGGAAAAGTGAGGTTTTAAAAAGAGACAACTATAAATGTCGGCATTGTGAAAGCGATAAAAATTTATGCTCTCATCATATTATAGAATGGGATAAAGATGAAAGTTTACGATACGAAATCAGCAATGGACTGACATTATGCAGAGGATGTCATAATAAAATTCATTTTAAAGGTAAAAAGTTAACAGCTGAGCATAAGGCAAAATGTAGTGCTTCATTAAAGTTAATTATCCATACGCCAGAATGGAATGCAAATATGGGAGATTCCAAAAAAGGGAAAAAGCTCAGCGAAGTACGAAAAGCTCAAATGAGTGCATTAATGAAAGGAAAAGAAAGCCCCAATAAAGGAAAAAAAACAGGCAAGCCATCATGGAATTCTGGAAAAACATATAAAAGATTTGGGGTTAGCCCGTTAAAAGGTAGAAAAGTAAGTGATGAGCATAGAGAAAAATTAAAAAATATTTTGCAAGAAGTTTCACAAAGAAAAGAAGTTAGAGAGGCAAATAGCCTGCGAACAAAAGGAAAAAAGTGGATCATTGATCCTGAAACCAATAAACGAAAATGGATATTAGATTAGGATCAATAATTCATGACCACACAAAACCAAATAGAAAATACTAATATTGCGAATGCAGGCGCAAATTCCAATATAACTTCTATGACAGGATTAAATGGCACTTTGCAAGCTCCCACCGGCGTCGCGAGCAGCACGGGTGCGCTGGCATTCACATTTAGTTATGTCGTAAGCGCAGTAAATTATATAGGGGTTTCAAATAATACTACGGGAAATACTCCTTTCCTTTCCGCGAGTGGAACTGACACAAATATTCAATTGCAATTAACGGGCAAAGGTACTGGCGGCGTTTTGGCGCAAGGAACCAGCACGAATAATAATGCTCCCGGTGGTTATATTGGGGAGTTTATTTCTAGCGTCATAGCTTCTGCTTCGCATGTTACTTTTTCGGGTGGCTTAGCTCACGACCTAACAAGTATATCGTTAACCGCTGGTGATTGGGATGTTTGGGGAAACATAACTTATGATACGGTTGGCGCAGGCACGTCAATAATTCTCGGATGGATATCGACCACCTCGGCAACCTTTCCTGATGCATCATTATACACTGCAATTACTGCAACAGTGGGGTCGGGATCTGGAATTACTGTCCCAATGAGAAGAATTAGCATAGCTGCAACTACCACAGTTTATATTACAGGATATTTACAAACAGCTAACTCAAGCACAGCGTGTGGCGGAATTTACGCAAGGCGTGCGCGATAATTGATAGATGACGCTAGCCCAAATTAAGTGCTAAAATTAACGCAATAAAAGGATATTATTATGGCGGATATGAATTTCGGCGGATCTCGAAATTACAATGGAGCCAACGTTGGCGGCCAGGGTTACGGCGGTATGGGAAATGAATTTGGAAACGGATTCGCCCAATTCTTTGGTGGTTTGACTGGCGACTCCGGTTCACCTTACGAGAAAGGACAAGAAGCCTATCAACCGTATTTCGACAAAGCAGCTAATGCTCAGCAGCCTTATGCGCAAGCGGGTCAGCAAGCATTAGGAAATTATCAAAACTGGCTTCAAGGCCAGCAAGATCCATCCGCATTTATCAATCATCTAATGGGTGGTTATCAAGAATCTCCATGGGCTAAATATCAGCAACAACAAGGTATGCGCTCTCTGCAAAACCAAGGATCAGCTAATGGTCTATTGGGAAGTACCCCCATGCAGTTGCAAGCTCAACAAAACGCGCAAGGCATCTCGTCATCGGATATGCAAAACTGGCTGGGTAACGTGCTGGGTATTAATTCCAATTATGGCGCAGGACAGCAAGCATTGATCCAGGGCGGCCAAGGTGCGGCAAACTCACTGAGCAACTTATACAATACTGGCGGCGAAAACATGGCTGGATTTGGTTATGGTCAGCGCGCAGGCCAACAGCAAGATCAATCAAATATATTGGGTGGATTTGGGCATATGCTTCCAGGTCTAGCTAGTTTCTTCATGGGGTAAATTATGGCAATATTTGGCGCAATTCCTTTACCTAGTGTAGTGTCTGATACCGGACCCGGTGGTCGGTTGTTTACGAATTACAATGCAATATCCAAAGCTGGATTGGAGAATCGCAAGGCTGAATTACAAAATCAATTCTATCCACGCGAAACTGAAGCTAAAATTCAGCATTTAATATCACCTAATGCGCTATATGGTTCCGCTGCTGGTGAGCAAGCCTATCTAAATGCTATACGTCCAATTGCTAGCAACAACCCTGCTGCGTCACAGCCAAATCTTCCACAGCCTCAACAACAGTCTCCAGACATGTTCAGCACAATTGGAAATGCATTAAAGAGCGTATTTCAAGGCTCAAGTGGTAAATCATCGACTCCTAATAATGCAATCAATAATACACCAACTCAACAAGATACGGGGCAACCAAATAGAAACGCAATTAGCGCAACGCCATCTGGTGATATGTCTCCGAATGAGCAAGCCGGAGGTTCAGGATCTAGTGTGAACAGCCCAAACAGTCAGCCATATTTAGATAGCAAAGGATTTGTTAACGGTGGGCGCCAGCAGGAATTGCAAAATCCTGGTGAATATAATATATGGAAAAATAATGCGTCTGCTCAGGGAGCAAAACAACAAAAAGAAGCTGAAGCAGAAGTAGCTCAATCAGCTGATCAGTTTACAACTGCGCAATCACTTTCTAGAAATGCGCCTATTATCCAAAAGAATAGCGAGATTCTTAGAGACGCTATCGCTAAAGTTCCAAATTGGGTGAAAGGTCCGCGCGGTGGATTAATTCCACACTGGGCCACTGATGATCCAAATCGTGAAGTAGCAAATGGTGCTGTGGCGCAATTAAGAAATGCAATCGCACCTTATGTCAATGGTGGACATGGTGCTGCTGTTAATTTAGATGTTGCGCAGACATTAAAACCCGATGTTACTTTGACGAAAGAAGGCATGGAAAGAATGATTGCTTATGGCGAAGGTGTAGCAAAAAGACAACAAGAATTCTTGCCAATATACAATAAACTTAAAGCAGCTGGATTAACTGCACCTCAACTTGAGCAAGCGTACAGCCAATATAATACAGATTATCCGTTCTTTGATGTGAAAACACAAAAACCAATTAATGCAAATAAATACAAAGAATTTTTAAGTCCAGAAAATATAGCTAAATTTAAATCTGGACAAGAAGTAGATGCACCATCTAATAAATTTGATGTGAAAGGGTTTTTATCACAGAAATTTGACCCATCAAATAATAATGATGAATTCTGGAATGCAGTTGATTCATATAGTCCAGAAATACAACAGCAGATAAGAGCAGCATTACCAAAAGGGAAAAAATAATGGCTGATTTTTCTCTACCATCTCAAGATGAATTTGATAAAAGATTCCCAACTGATGTTAATAGTGAATCACAGGGGTTTTCTTTGCCATCTCAAGATGAATTTGACAATCGGTACTCTAAATCTAACAAAAAAAAACCTGATATAAATTACGAAGAAGAATCAAAGAAGTTCAAAAATGAATTTCCCTCTATGTATTCTCCTAGCTCTGCCTTGCAATTTGGTGGTGTTGAAAATATTAAACATCACCCAGTAACAACTCAGCTTGCGATGACAGCTCCATTAATGGGGATTTCCGCCGGAGCAGGATTATTAAATAGCCTTGGAAGAACAGCTATTCAAGGTTCGGCTGGAACTGGATTTTCTGAACTGGACCCAAATAATAAGAATAGCCTATTAGAAAACGCAGGAATGAATTTTGGCGGCAATGCATTATTGGAAGGCGGTGGAGCATTACTTGGCAAAGGATTACAAGCCGGGAAAAACTATATTAAAAGTTTAGCAGCGCCATCATTTGCAAAAGGTGTTGGCGATATTGTAAGCGATAAAAACGCTGTAATGTCTGCGCCAAATGCATTGCCTGAAGTTGCCCAGAAAACAGCTGGCGAACATGCATTTGATAAAGCGAAAGCAGTTCATGATACCGCAGCAGCAGATGAAAATAATAAATGGAATGTAGCAAAAGGCTATGCTTCCATAGCCGATACGACTCCTGGTATTAATTACAATAATGAAGGCTATATGAATGGCCTTGAGAAAATGCGCCAGGAATTGACTGATAAATTAAAAGTTAATCCGAGTTCTGATAAGCATATTGCATCATTGCAATTTGTTCATAATTTACTGGATGCTGCGCCAAGTTCATTTGAAGGTGCATTAAAACATCATCAAGGATTGAATGAGTATTATAGAGATAGCATTGGAGGTGCTAAATTACCGACTGATGTTGTATCTAGAGCAATAAAATTATCAAAAGGTGACGTTGCAAAAAATCTAGAAAATAATAATTTGTCGGATACAGTAAAAAGTACATTTGATAACGCTAATTCTGCAACACAAGCTAAGAATCAAACATTCCATCAGGTGGTAACTCCAAAAGGAAAGAATGCTACATCAACATTTTCTAATTTGATAAAGAATAATAATCCTAACTTTGATAAAGCATCTTTTATAAAGGATTACGTGCCAAAAGGCGGAGAAGATATTGGAAAAATGCAACAATTTAGCAAAATGGTTGGTGATGAAGATTTCGGCAAAAAAACATTGCGCAGTCATTATTTTGATAATTCTGCAGAACCAAAAGAATTTTTAAAGAAATATAACAATCTCAGTCAGAAGCAACGAGAATATTTGTTCTCAAATGCTGAACGCTCGAAAGTTGATTCATTGAATAAAATATTAAGAGACAGTCCAAACGCATTAAAATCTAACATAGCTAAAGGATTTGGTAGGAATTTAGTTACTGGATTGATCGGAACCGGAACAGCGATAGCGACACATGGTATGAGTTTGGTACCAAATGCTATTACTGGTGGGTTAAGTTTCTTAGGCGGCAATGCAATAAGACCGATTGGAAATGCAATAGCACAAACTAAATTTGGACAAAAAGCATTAACAAACGCTCTAACTAATCCTAAAAGACTGGGATTATCTGATAAAATAAGAGGCACATTAAATCCATTTGCTGGACCAGTTGCCGAAGGAATGTATAATTCTGAACAAGGAAAACAATAATGACAACACCATCAGCAGTCATCTTGCCAGATCCAATCTGGAACTTTGTAAACCAGAATGGAGAAGCATTAGGTGGTGGATTCTTAGGAACGCGATTATCGCAACAGCCTGGAGTATATGCTCCTGTTTATCAGGACACGGCAGAAAATAATGTTTACCCAACGGTGACGGGTCCAGGATCATTGGGTCTTGTTATACAATTAGGATTAAATGGTTCTTTGCCATTGGGTCCAATATATTGGGATAGCGCGACAAATTATTATGTTTTTGTAACAGATTCATATGGGAATACTATATGGAGTGTTGATGTTTATGGAACATCTGTAACAGGTGGTGGCGGAGGAAGTGCGCCAATTACTGAAGTTACCTATGTTGAGAATTTAATACATAACAATACATTTTACAGACATGCTGGAACAGATGTAATTCCACCAGCTGCTCCTCCTGTTATTACAACAGCGCAATTAGTCACTTTAGCACCAGGCGCGCACGCGGGGCTATCTGCATTTGCAGCTAGTACAAATCCGAATGGTCCAGCTGCTTCGGACATTTGTTTTATTAAAAATAATCTGTCTGCTACAGATACATTGCAGTTCTATCAATTCCCATTGGGATCTACTTTAACTGTAGGTCTTCCTGCTCCAGTTTATTATTTAAATTACTCATGTTCTGGATCAGGCTCTGGAGAACTTTATAAATATATCCAGTTTCCCATAACGGGTGGCGCTCAGAATTTAAGTGGGCAGACTTTAACTGGTACTATTTATTATAGATGGAATTCTGGAACAGCAACTTTGACACCATTTTTAAGGCAATTCTATGGTGATGGTGGTGGTAGTGTTGATCAAACAGCGCCTGCAAGTTTAACACCAACTGGATTGGTTGCTGATGGATCATGGCAAGCTCTCCCGTTATCGTTTACCGTTCCAAGTGCATTTGGTCAGACATTGGGTGCTTGTGGTAATGATGGTTTATTTTTAGAAATAGGTTTGCCACTGGATTCAACTTGCAGCATTGATATTACTAAGCCAACTTTATATATCGGAACTGCTGTTCCAAGTAATGATTTCACCAGCAATGATACCGCAGAGGCTATCTGCAATGAATTTAGAACTGGTGATATTAGAACGTCACTAAATAGTTTCTCGCCATTTGGTTGGGTGCCAGCTAATGATGGATCAATTGGTAGTTCAGGGTCTAATGTAGCGACAGGATCATCTGCATCTACGAGAGCTGACAGAGATACATTTCCATTGTACAACCTATTGTGGAATGCAGTCACATCTCAAACCAATGGAACAAATGCGGGTGGAACGGGTTATGCTCAGCTTTATACAAGTTCTGGCGTTCCCATTAGCGCGGTTGGGGCAAGTGCAGTTGCAGACTTTGCTGCAAACAATAGAATAGGTTTAACTAAAGCATTGGGTCGTATATTAGCGACAGCGGGCAGCGGCGCGGGATTAACGGCACGTACGCTGGGTGAGAATATTGGATCTGAAGTTATTACCATTGCTGGTATGCCAAGTCATAATCACGCCGGATCTACAGTTCCACTAAATAATACGGTTGGTGGTGTTGCGGCGGGAACGTTAGGTCAGTTAGTGCAACAATCTGGTGGATCTACAGCAACATTGACCATAACACCGGCAGGTGGTGGTATATTAAATACCCAAGGTGCGGCTGATGGTAATATGCCACCAGTGACATTTATGAATGCATTCTTCAAGCTTTAATATTTGTAAAAACTCTAATGATTAGGGTTTTAGGAAGTTTTATTTACAAGGAGTTTATCTTATGGCGTTACAGACGTTTAATATTCCTGCACTAGATCCCTATGGTTTCACAGGGCCTACACGGGTAATGGCGGGTGTTGCTAGAACAGGAAGTGTAACCTTAGATACGCCATATGGCGCTAGCGGTAATGCAGAATTTGCTAGATGGTTATATGTTGGTGGCACTGGAAATGTTTCGTATATCAAGTGGGATGGTACCACTCAAGTACTAGTCGGATTGGCTGCTGGTGTATGGCACCCAATTTATTCAATCGTAGTCAATTCTTCTGGAACAACCGCAACTTCATTGGTGTGGGGAAGTTAATACGGAAATTTACTTTATTTTATGGAGATTTAAATAATGTCTAATATCAATGCTATTAATACATTTAAGCAATTAGGTTCAGTCCGATTGGTGGCGAATTCAAATCAATCAGGTACTTATTTTAATGGCCCAACCAATAGCGGTGTAGGCGCTACATTTACATATGCTACCGGTGCATTAACAATCGACAGCGTTGCTGTAAACTTAAATGATTATATTTTATTTGCTGGTCAAACAGCTGGCTATCAAAATGGTATCTACCAATGCACACAAGCAGGTGCTACCGGTGTAGCTGCCATTCTGCAACGCCGTGGTGACTTCCAGTGCGTAGAACAAATCAAACTTGGCCAGTATTGTCCAGTTGGAGCTGGTACAACCTACGCGGGAAGCATTTGGGTTGTAGTTGAGCCGTTGCCAGCAGCAATTGGCGTACCTGTAGTTTCTGGCGCAAACAATATTGTATTTGTTCAAAGTTAAAAACGAAGGGCGTTAATAGCGCCCTTTTTTAGGGGGTTATATGAATTGTTATGGATCAGGGTTTGTCACACAAATCATATATTCAACTGGAGTTCCAACTACGCCAGTTGTTAACGATGCATTTTTGTTGATGAGTGGCGGAATCCTGCTTTTAGAAACTGGCGCTGATTTCCTGTTAATGGAGTAACTTTTAAATGCCGACAAATATGAATTTAGCGCAAGTTTATGCTGCGAATCCTATTACAGTAGTTGGAAATACAGATTTGTATTATACCGCAGTCGGGGGAACTACCGATGGCGCAATTACTGGCGCTAGTTTAAAAACTGCCTTTAGTGGATCAAGTCCATGGACAGCAGGATCTGGGACACATTCAGCACTAGGTGGAGATGGAACCTCAGTAGCTTCTGGTAATTACTCATTAGCATATGGTGAAAACTCTACATCATCTCTCGGTATAGCTTGTTTTGCGCAAGGTAATGGCGCATCGGCTGGCGGCAGTGGTAATGATTATAGTTTTGCATTTGGCTATCAGGCTATTGCTGATGGTGCAGAATCATTTGCGTTTGGTCATCAATCAGATTCTCATGGTGCCAATAGCTTTGCTTTTGGCAGCAATAATACAAGAACGGGATATGCAGCAAATAATAGTTTTGCATTCGGGAATGGATGTTTAACCCAAAGTGCATATGGTGTTGCAATTGGTAATACAGCAATACAGACACATGCGGGATCATTTGTATTTACTGATAGTACCGGCACTAACAGCACAGACAGCGCAGTGGATCAATTTGCTTGTACTTTTGCAGGCGGATATTACTTCTGGGGCGGATCATTATCAATTTCTACAATTGGATCTGGCCTGAAAATAGCGGAAGGATCTAATGCTAAGCAAGGGATCGCAACTTTGGTTGGTGGAACGGTTACTGTAGCGAATACCTCTACAACTGCCAATAGCAGAATTCAATTAACAATTCAAAGTCCTGGCGGTACCGTGGGTTCTCCATATGTAGCTTCGAGGATAGCCGGGACATCCTTTACAATAACGTCAACGAGTGCCTTGGATACTAGTGTCGTTGCTTATTTTATAGTTGAACCAGCATAGGGGTATAATAAATGGCTACTATAAAAATCTCAGCATTGCCACCGTTAACATCAGCACAGTTGTCGGATATAGCACCATATGTTCAGGGTGGGACAACCTACCGAGGAACAAATGCTCAATTAGTGACTTTATTTAATGCGCAATTATCTTTTCTTCCATTAGCTGGTGGAACCCTGTCTGGTGCATTAAATCTAGGTGGTTTCCAAATCAATAATGTTGCTGATCCAACATTATCTACAGATGCAGCTACTAAAAATTACGTTGATAATATTGCTACTGGAGGAGGAATTCCAGTCGTAGCGGCTAGTACTGGCGCATTAACCGTTACTTACAGTAACGGTTCAGCAGGAGTTGGCGCAACACTTACGAATGCGGGATCACAAGTTGTATTTGGATTGGATGGCCAGTCACCAACCGTTGGCCAAAGAGTATTAATTAAAAATCAGTCATCCACTTTCCAGAATGGTGTTTACACAGTTACTAATGTAGGCTCATTATCGACTAACTGGATTTTAACTCGAGCTACAGATTATGACACACCAGCAGACATCAACAGCACTGGCGTCATTCCAGTAACAGCAGGAACGGCTAATGGTAATACCGGCTGGTACAATTCCACGACCATGGTTACCATCGGAACCACAGCAATTACATTCGTACAGTTTGGTTCTTCTGGAACAGTAACATCGATTACAGCAGGGACAGGATTAAGCGGTGGAACGATTACAAGTTCTGGGACGATAGCCATTGCAACAAATGGTGTTACAAATGCGCTCTTAGCACAAATGCCAGCAGATACTTTAAAAGGTAACAATACAGGTAGTCCAGCTAATTCGGCAGATCTTACCACATCGCAAGTTTATACATTGTTGGGTCAGATGCCAGCGGCTAACCTACCTTCAGGAACAATGTTTAATTTTAACCAAACCCAATTAACAACAGCGGTTTCATTCACCACATTAAGCTTCACTATTGTTTCTGGATTGCAAGTTTCTATCACTCCAACCTCGGCTTCTAATAAAATATTGGTAAGAGCTGTTATATCAGTAGGGTCAGATGGTACAACAAATGCTTATTATAAATTGAATAACGGTATCACTGATATTGCGCTCGGAACGACGGCGGGAAGCAGGATTTCTATAACAGCGGCTGATTCCTATTTTGGCGCTGCTAGTTTATCAACATTGGTCATGGAATGGTTGGATACGCCTGCTACCACATCCACCTTGACATATAGTGTTGAAGTAATGCAAAACGGTTCCGGAACAGGATATATAAATCGTTCTGGTACCGACACAGATACGATAGCCTATCCAAGATCGGTTTCAACAATTTCAGTATGTGAAGTTAAGGCTTAGCGATATACTAATCAGGCATTTGTCTCTTTAACGTGTGCCAGCCGCCTTTCAGATGGCGGCTTGGATTATAGTGAGAACAGATCGGAGTTTCACCGATTTCTATAATGGGCTTAAATCGACGACAGAGACATTATAGTTAGCCGCCATTAGCATTTCAGTATGCTGCTGTTCTCATAAGCTTGGTGGCATCAATCGTCAAAGGAAGTTGTCCAACGCTGATTGGAGTTAAAAAACCCGATTGATGCCATAACACTGGTGACACCCACACCCCGTAAGTAAAAGGCTAAACCATCAGTTAGTAAGGTTTAAGGGTGCGGATATCATAAACTTTAAGCAGGCTCTTTTACGATACAATCTTTATTAAAGATCACATCGTTATAACCATCATATGTCGCCAATATAAACGTAGCATTCACTAAAACCTTCTTAGGTTCGCCGTGATAAATGTTCCTATTACCAGAATAGCAATCTATGGTAGCAGCATTCGCCAAACCAGAAACAAAACAAAATACTAACACTAAATAACGCATATGATCCTCATAATGGTGCTAGATACTGGCAAAGGGGTTTAAACTTTGTTATCCAGCATCTAACCTAACTCAGGTGGCAGCGTCATATAGGGAGTAAGGTCGTAACGCATGGTACGAGCTTAGCATATGCCGCCGCCATAAACTTAAAACGGAATAGAATCATTAAAGAATTCTGCGCCTTGACCTTCTGTTTTGCTCGGTGCAATTGTATCAGTTGACACGTAATCGTCTACTACATTTTTTGCTTTATAGAATTCACCCGAACCATCATTTTTTGGTTTAGCTTCTATGCGAGAAATCATGCATTTACCACGCTTTCCAGCGGCCAGACGCTCATTAAATTGTTGGTTATCATATTCTATTTCTAGACCGGTTACTCTGCAAAAATGGATAGTTTTCCATTCCATGCTTGGCATACTGATTAAGTTATCAAATACATTAAACTCTTTGCCGTCATGTGTAATACGAAGCTTTAGCTCAATCATTGGATTTCCAGCTTGAGAACGTTTAAACTTGCTTTCCATAACAGTAAAATTATAAACTCCCTTCTCTAATAATGGAAACTCACGTGCTTTGATTGCTTCTTCTTCGGTCATTCTTGAATATGTAAAACTCATGCTATATGACTCCATGTTTTTTCAGTTTTGATATTTGATATTGTAGACGCATCAACTTTAAATAATTTAGCAATTTTTAAATGAGGAACTTTTTCTTTGATTAATGATTTAATTTCTGTAACTTGATTAGAAGTTAACTTAACATGAGGTGCTTTTCCAGTTATTTTTTGATATTGATGTTTGTAAACTTCATTTTTTTTCATTGGATCTCTATTTTTAATTCTTCTATCATTCATATTATCTTTATGCGTTCCTAAAGATAAATGATCGGGACGAACGCACATCGGATTGTCGCATTTATGCATCACTTCTAAGTTGTCAGGTACAATACCATTAAATATTTGATACGATATTCGATAAGCCGGAATATTAGACCTATTAATTCTCATATGTCCATTTACATTATTTTTCCCCGCTCCAATCCATAACATACAATCATCTTCTTTTTCTGGTATAAGAACTTTGCTATAAAATTTATTTTTCAAATTGTTAATAAATTTATGATTATTTATATATTTTCTTTTTCTCTGTTGGTAAAAATCATACATGGCGAATTGAGTTTTTGACAATGGGGTGAATCTCATAAATCTATATCCTCATTGAAATATTTAAACATAACATCTTTAACTAATTGTAAATCATTTGGTATTAACTTATCTCTGAACATATCCATTGGCGTTTTAGCTAAATGTTGCCCGTCATTCTGTGTTAGAAACTTAAACTCACCATCCACTGATAAAGCATGCAATACAACGGTAGCCATACCTTCCAAGCACACCGTGTTATCAATCAGCTTGCCAATAGTCTTACATTTAATAACGCCGTCACTACCTTGATCGGAATGCGATAGCACAAACGAATATAAATCAGGTCGACAGTGGGATAGGTCATTCATTATCTGCCATGCATTACGGCCTAATTCGGCGTACTTCTCGAAACCCTTTACCATAATCTTGGACATATATTCATTGGTAATACTGTAGGTAAAGTCATCGATAATCAGGTTCTTAATATCTGGACGGCGTTCGTTGATAAATTTAACCACCTTAATAATCACCGCAGCACTGTCACTGCAAAAGTAATTACCCGAAAGCCTGTCATCAGACAAAGCAGTATATTTGGAGTTAGCGCCCTTGAATGGTAGCACTTTGCCCAATACGTTAATAATGAACGTTTCCTCGGGAGGAAGATTTCGTAACGATGTGCTTTTACCAGTACCACTATGGCCTATAATTAATACACAATTAGACATCGATATTTTCCTCAATCAATTCACGCCATTCAGCTGGGAACTTACGGTTTAATCTAAAATGCTTTTTATACTGATAAATCATTCTTTGCCACCATGTATCACAAACTTTATTTACCGCCAATGCGTAATCTAACATTTAACTTCTCCCTAAAAAGTTATTAACCATGGCGGCCCATACATCTGTACCACTCATGTTTTTGTAGTCATGCTCCGGAGCAAGCATATATTCGTGCTGCTGTAAAATACATCTGCATTTAGAACACTCTCTATAAGTCTCAGTATAACCACCCATGTACTCACCATATTGGTGCCTGTTTTGCGTAATAACCACTTCTGAACCACAGGAATTATGAATGAACATAGCCACCCCACTCCATCAGGTTATTTATTTCAGGTAGGTTTCTGTGCCTGGCGATGACGAATATAAAACTGGCGTAGTAGTCCAACATGCGGTGCGATGCAGCTAATGCATGGTCAGACATTTTGTGAAAACCGAGTTTATCGAGAACGTGTGAAATGAAATGTGCGTTAGTAAAATCTTGCATATTAATCTCCCTAAGATTAAGCGGCAATTATATATTATGGGATTATAAAGTAAAGCGAATTTTAAAAAAAAGGCCACGAAAAGGGGATAAAAGTGGCCTAATACTTTTTACATAAGGAGTTGATACATGATTATTCTACAGGAGTCGCCTTCGGCGGTCTACCCATACGTTTAACTGTCGTGCCCTTAGCTTTAGCCTTAGCAGCGATTAACTTATCAATGTACTTTTGCAATGGTCGGACTTGGCGTTCAACTTCAACTTTAATAAGTGCTTTCAATTCACGAGTATTCATTATGGAGCCTTTAGTTAATTGGAAAGTGCGAATTGTACATTATATTATTTTAATGTCCATAAATGTTCTTTGTCACGGATAAATGTTTTAGTGTTGAGATAAGTAATTACGGTGTCACCATTAACTTCTGGGCGCATATTGTAATTCACATAGACTAACCAGCCATCTTGCGTATATTCCCTGAGTAATGCGCCTAGATAGAAATTCATCGTTTCAGAACCTTCAAGTTATCCTCTAAACGTGAAATAAACCCTAATTTTAAAGCATCAAAGTCAATTTCCCTATTGGTGGATATCTTGTGAAATACCTCCAGGTAACGCAATATATTGGCGTCATTCTCAGCTATGGCGGCGGTGATGATGTTCAGGAACATGTTTAAAGGTAAGTCCTTATTGTCATCATGGTTTAGTATTTCTTTTTGTATGCGCTTCATTAAATACTTGAACGTGGGTTCGGCTATGCGGCGCACTAATATGGCGGCTTCTTTGTCGTTCATCACTTGAAGTCCTTATTTAATAATCTAAATTGATATATTTGCTGATCTCCAATTGTTTCTGGCGATTTTGTTCTGCATTCTTCACAAATACTAAAAAAATGAGCTAGTGGATGATCAGCATTTTGAAATTCATTATCGCATCGAACACACTTGGTTATCACTTGAAGTCCTCGATTTTGTGTTTTTTCATTCCTTGTCTTCTGTGTAACATGAACATTTAATATCTTCCATTGACCCGTCGCTAGTAGGGCAACTTAATAAACCTCTTCCATCACACCATTCGCATTTGTCTGGCATATCGCTCTCGCTGTTGGTTATTTAATTACATCATGTTCTTCTATTGTATATTCATCTTGATAAGGTGGATCAAAGCTATCCCACATTTGGTCGGCATCCTCCTCATTTTTAAATACACCTTCAATTTTTTGTGAATCATATTTATTTATTAGTATGTAAACTTTCATATTGATCTCGCTGTTGGTTATTCTGTTTTACTGCACATTTGTCGAGTGTCATCATGCAAGTCATCAATTTCTTCTTGAATTGTCATAAGCATCATATTAACAAGCCTGTCTGTCGAATATGTCGATCCACGCAGAAATTCTCTCACCATTTTTATTGAATTTTGTGCGCTCTTTAATCCTTCTGTTCTTGCGCCATTGTAATCAAATTCGTTGTTTGTCATATTGGTCTCGCTGTTGGTTAATAATCCTATAATATTAGGATTTTATGGGTTTCTAATCTGTTATTAGGTATAAGTTCAATCCAATAGGATTATTGGGCTCGCTGTAGGTTATTCTGTTAATATGGTAATGGAGCCTGTTGGTATTTCCACACTAATTCCTCTTTCTTTTTGCAGCACTCATAACAGTAATATGTGTTAGGCGTAATGATTGAATATCCTTTTGCATAAGCTACTTCTGTATGGCAATTGTTACAGGTAAACACAATAGTAGGATACATTTCCTCGCATTTGGGACAGGTTGATATGTATTTTTTATTCTCATCGGTCATTTGCAGAGTTCCTTGTGTTGCCATAATATTTCGTTTTAAAATCCTCGCCAGAATGCTATCCAACCCATTGTCAGTAATATTGTAAACCAAAGAATATTAAAGATAGCTTTTGATACGGTATCATATGGCTTAAACATCGCGTATAAAGCACCTATGAAAAACAATGCGCTTGCGATTAGGTATAAAGGGCGGTCACTCATCGGTGGCCTGCTTGGTGATTAGTTTTTTAATATCATCATGTAATAACTTCAATAATGTTGATAGCTCATCAGTCATCATGCCATTCATTTCTAGTGCTGATTTTAGTTTCCATACTTCAAAGTCTGCGGCTTTCACACCAGTATCATGGCCACGCTGATAAGCTTCACGCTGCGACATAGGGATGTTTGTTGTTACTTGCATATCATTAATCATAACGATGCCCCTCAACATATAATGTACCACCATAATAACCATTATTTTCATTGCGCATTTCAATCATGAAATCACCTTTATCTGTCTTAATCTCATAGAAATATTGGTCTATTTCGTCGTGATACTCTTCTTTCTCCGAGTCATAACCGCATTCTTTAAGGTTAACGCATTCTTTTGCAATGATATCGGTTATCAAAGCACCAGAAGGAATTAAATCGAAATGCTCTATCCATGAAGTGGAGCAGCAATCACCCTCTGTATTGACGGTGTAATCTTTATCTTCACATGATATTAACATTTGGTCTTTTGCATCGTTTAATACCATTGACTTAACTATTTTGCCTTTTAGTACATTCAGAATCATCGCTGCCTATCCTTCTGTCTAGCTTCGTCACGCTTCAACTGTTCACACACATCACGGTTATTCAATCGCTCAACCATGTCTTTGCGTCCCACTACATTACCAACATAGCGGCCATTGTTATCGTAGATTTCTTTAACTATTACTTTATCGTCCATCGGTAAGCTCCTGTATTTTATTGCCTGCTAGTTTGCATATGATTGTCAGTAAATGTCGTTCATATGGGTCAAAGTTCTTATCTATTGCAATGTCACGCATGATGCTTTCTATCATGGCTTGTGCGTGCAGTAGATCATCCTTGGTGTAGTCCATTATAGATCCTATTGCAATATTGTTAATGCAAGAGTATAGTTCATTGCAATATCAAAAACAATAGGTGCTAAATAATGAAAAAGAAATCTCCAAATAAATGCATAGCTCCCGGATGTGTTAATGACATTCAAGTCAAGAAACATCAGATTTGCCGAACACATGCTAATCAAATGTATCGCCATGGCGTGATAAGTTCAGAGCCTCTTAAGAAACGTAATATGAAGCATGTCGTAAAGTTTGTATAACTAAGTAACCAAGGATGGTTTATGACAGACAAAAAACTCTATCGAGATTTTGAGTTACTGATGGAATATTACAAAGCTGCAATAACCAAACAAGAAAAGTATGAGCAATTTATTGCGTGTAAATTATTGTTTATGGGGAATGTCGCACAAAATTAATCATATATTTAACAAGAGGGTAGATGTAAAACTAGAATTTGAGGAGTATAGTGTGGGTTCGCTGAGCCTCTGTAGCAAGAGGCTCTCGAGGTAAGTTCCGTTTGCTTTTCCGCTATCGTTTGCTCACACTGATAATGAGCATTATAGCGGAATTGTGGTCACAATCAACTATTATGCTTAGGATAGATAAAATGCGCACATTCAAAATTCCTCCATTTTCAAAACCTTTATACGATTTACAAAAATCTGGTTACTCTCCAAACAATTCAATTTATTTATTTATTGGTAATAAAGCTTGGGCGAAAGGACAGGCTTTTTCTAAGATGTATCCCACGCGCACTATGATAATTCCTCCCTGGTTGCCACCTATTGACTACCATTGGCCTGTCAATGAATGCGATATACTTATAATAGATACCGGTTATGCAGAAAAATCTTATGTAGAAGAATTAGCACTATGTTTGTACGCAGGAAATGCCGAAATTGTACGCTCGATTAACTTTATCAATCCAATGGTGGTTTATCATAAGGGATAATTTATGCACAAGGATGATGTAATAATAAACATGAACACTTTTAAAAAAAACTCCAATCATGAAGATAATAATTTAGAAATTGAAATTGTTATGGCAGACATGATTACTCCAAAACCTCAACCTTGGTTCTGGAAAAACATTATTCCATTAGATACCACAACCCTATTTGCTGGTTTTGGTAATAGTGGAAAATCACAATTATTAATTTTTATGGCTGCTAAAACATCTACTGGTGATGCGTTTAATGCGGGAGGATCTGTCTGTATATTCCCGCAAGGAAATGTCATTATTCTTTCCGGAGAGGATGATTTTAATTATCAACTTATCCCTAGATTAATTGCAGCAAATGCAGATTTAAAAAAAATTCATTTGCTTAAAATGATGAAAATATCAGGTCAGCCCAAAAAATTACTGGATCTTGATGCCCATTTGGAATTATTAGAAAAAACTATATTAGAAGCTCAAAATCAAGGAAATCCAATAAAATTAATCATTATAGATCCAGTCCAATATTTTACGGGAGAAATGAAAGATCACATTAATGCGAACGTATGTCGTTTTATTGCATCTTTAAATGATCTCGCTAAAAAATATAATCTTTCTATTATCATGAATAAACATCTACGCAAAAAGGGTAGCGGAGACGGTGCGTCTAGCGCGGTTGACTCAGTATCAGGTAGTGGAGCCTGGACGACTTCTCCGCGCTCATGCTGGCTTATACAACGTCATCCGACTAAAGAAGGCGTTATCCTGTTTGCAGATTTAAAAGGCAATTTAAAAAGCAAAGAAACCAAATCATTGGCTTATAAAATTGATGAAGTTTTTATTACCGTTTCTCCTGAAAGTCAGGAAAAAATACCGGCAACCGCAATGACATGGTTGGATAAACTGGAAGATTTTAATGCTGATACAGCACTGAATACCGTTTCCCTATCTCCAGTAGAACAAAATCTTCGAAAATGGATGATAGACCTTCTTTTGGAATGCGATAAAAATCCAAATAATGGCGCTATGTTTATCTCTTCAGATTTGGGGAAAGAAGCTATTAGCGCCGGATATACTAAGACAACTTATTTTCGCGTTAGAGGCAAAATGATTGAAGAAGGTGTCATAAAAGAAGCAGTTATAGGGCAAGCAAAGAAGCTCAATATGATAGTTTTGGTTGATCCGGAGCTGTACAAATAAAGTTACATTTTATTATATTGTGTCTGGGGGTGGGACTGGTGGGACTAGCCCCCGCAGACCGCATGGTAGAGCCATTTCCCAGTCCCAAATGGGCTTGGGACTGGGTGGGACTGTGGGACTGGGATTGCTTAAATATAGAACCCCAGTCCCACCAGTCCCACCAGTCCCAAAAGGGGGTGGGACTGGATATATAGATATAAGTATATAATTAATATATATTTTTTTTTATATATATGGCTAGTCCCACCAGTCCCACCCTTTTTTAGTATTGCGAAACATGGTGTTCAAAATTTAATATCCAAAATTGGAGAAAAAACAATGAAAGAGAAATTTTATGCTTACTTAGGATTTGATCGATATTGGTCGATTAAAAAATTCAATGGTGAGCAATTTTTATTAGATAGGGTGAAGGAAGCTCTTGACCCAACAAGTTTGGTGAAAGGATTTATTATGCCTTTTGAGCTAGAGATTCCTGAGCATCTAACAATGAAAAAATTATGTTCGTCAAAATATGATGCAGAAAAATTAAAATCCTTCTTAGATCGCGATCCTGCTTTGGATTATATTAATTCTTTGTTACCTGAGATTAATTAAATGGCTAGACGTAAAGCAAGTTTCAACAACATGTCTGACGAGGGACGTCTGGCATATTTAAATACGGTCAAACAACTATTCAGCAAGGATGCTGTCAATGAAACCAAGAAAAACGATCACCAAGAAATACCTAGACTCGTGGAAGGCGCTATACGCTCCTGAGGGCGAGAAGTCGTTTGACGGGCGTACTTCTATCGCTTTGGCGAAAAAACCCTCCAGGAAGGCTCCAATTAGGCCTGAGGTGCAATCTGAACAGATGGAGCAGGTTAGGTTTGTGAGGATTGTGAAGCAGATGGGGTTGCCGATTATGTCGATTCCAAATGGCGCGAGACGTTCTTTGAGGGGTGGGGCTGCACAAAAGGCGGCTGGGCTAATGAGTGGTGCGCCAGACATTTTCATTCCGGTGCCAACAAAAAGTCGTCACGGGTTATTTGTTGAAATGAAGAGGTCTCGCTATGGGGTTGTGTCGCAATTGCAAAAAGAATGTATTGAGATGTTAAATCGTTATGGATATACAGCGGAAGTAGCGGCGGGATGTGATGCTGCTGTGAAGATATTGGAGAACTATTTGCGTGATATGTGAAGGTTGTGGCGATGAGTTATTTTATTACGAGATCGGAGTTAGCTTTGTTAAACTATCATCGCAGCAAGAGATAGATGATTATCAAGATGGGATATCTATTGTTCCAGAGTCGCATATATGTCAGAAATGTTTGGATCGGGGGGTGGCGGAGCAATGATGTTGGGACGGCGTATTTGGTGTTGGTTAGCGGGGCATATGTGGCGTGAGCGTTATAAGGGTGCGTATATGTGTAGGCGGTGTGATAAGTTTGAGATCAGAGATGATGACGGTAATTTGTGGGATTTCCAATGACGATATCGATGAGTAAATGTTGCAGCGCACGAATGGTGGTAATGGGTTCTGTTACAATGTATTACTCGTGTACCAAATGTGGAATGCCTTGTGATCCCAAATTATGGAGTACGACAGATGAGCCCGGAGATAGCAGACAAGTTACGCAACTCGATCAAGAAGCATGAAGGCTTTCGTCAGTATTTATATACAGATTCCACGGGGAATGCCTCGATAGGTTATGGTAGGAATTTGCATGCTGTGGGGATTAGCATTACGGAAGCGGATATATTATTGGGTGACGACATTACAAATGCTACAATGGAACTCTATCGATTTCTGCCACTGGCTCAAGATTTGGATGATGTCAGGAAAGCTGTGTTAATCGAATTTACGTTTAATATCGGTATTGAAAAGGTTTTACAGTTTAGGGCTATGATTAAAGCATTGGAAGAGAAAGACTACAAAGCTGCAGCGGCAGCGATGTTAGATTCTGAGTGGGCTAAGCAAGTGCACTCGAGGGCTAACGATATGTCATACTCCATGGAAACGGGAATATTATGAGCATACAGGAATTAATCAATGTCGTTAAAGAAGCAGCGCCGCTCGTGGCTAGCATGGTTGGTAGTGTTAGCCCTATGGCTGGGTTGGTTCTCGATGGTGTGGGGCATCTCTTTGGGGTTACAACAAGTAATCCTGCTGATATTGCAGCAGCTATAAGTGCAGATCCGGACGCTAAAATTAAACTGCAAGAGTTTGAGCTGAAGCACAGCGAAGCGCTCAAAGGTTATGATACGGAAGATTATGGTTATGAAGTTAATGACCGTGTAGACGCACGTAAGCGGGATGAAGAAATCATTAAGTCAGGCAAAACAGATTGGGTGCTATCCGGTATTGCAATATTGGTGGTACTTGGATTTTTCATATTGTGCGGATTAAATTACTTCTTCCCAGTTCGAGACGACCATGTATTGATAATGTTGATTGGTCAAGTCTCGAGTGGGTTTTTGTTAGTGTTGAGTTTTTACTTTGGGTCATCTAAAAAGCAGTGAGATTAAATATATCCATCCAACCCATACCACAATGTCAAAAGTTTCTTTTGGAAAAAAAATAAATATAGCAACGCATATTATTAGATACATTCTTTTCCGTACCATGCAGAAATAACAAATAAAATTTTACTAAGTATTATTCCGGAAAAATACAACAATGCTGCGCATGTAGCTACAAATCCCGCAAACATTCCAAAAAAGAATATAAATCTACATATCGCATATATCATGTGCATTTGCTTAACTCCTCTAGTTTGTAGCGCAATAGTTCAATCGTACCTTCTGATACATGGCGAAAGTTTACTGACTCAGATTTGCTTAGCCAGTTACGCACGGTGTACATGCTGACGTGTAACATTCTGGCGATATCGGTGTTCTTTAAACTATGTGCATCACGTAATGCGATGAGCTGTTCGTTTGTGTTCATACGTAATCCTTTGGGTGAAATTCTTTGATAATGTGGTTTGCAAGTCCATTTTCTTTCATTTTTTGTAAGCAATAATTGTGGGCTAATTGTGATGTTTCGAAATAATCTGCAAAACGCCACATACAGAATAAGCTTAATATTCCAATTGGTTTGCATTCCACTGAATAAGGAAAATTTAGCTTCCCTGTGAAAACAATTCGGTATTTGTATTTCATTTTAATTACTTCTTTAATAAAGCACTTAAAGTATTCCAATCTTTTTGACCATACATTTTAGAAACTAAAATATAGGCTGTTGATTGGGTTAAATTCATATTCCCTTCTTTTAAAAATTCTCTAACAATTTTAACTTGTGCTTTTAATAACTCTTTGCTTAATGTGATATTCATTATTTAACCCATTCTTTAAAGTTGTCTATCGCTTCTTGTTCTGTTGCGCCATGTCCAACCGGATCTTGGTGTTCGTAGTCCTCACAATCACCTTCGTAGTGTGCAACCCAATCGTGTGACCGATCGGGTATTGGTGGATAGACAAATGTAGTTATTATTTTTCTCATGATTATTTCACCAAGAATTTTTTAACAATAGATTCTAAGCAATACTGGTTATACAGTTCTGCTTTCTCTTCTTTGAATATTGTTTGCTGAAAGCGTGTTTCGGTGTGTGCCTTGTAAGTGATAATCACTAAGCCTTCCGGTGAAACAATCTCGTCACTATTAATCAAGAACTGTGTGATGGTTTCATCCTTTAAAGCTTTTTCCTTAACTTCTAATACTTTCATCGCGTGTTTAACTTCTTTCAACTCGTTGTAGATTTCTAAAACTCTCATACTCTGCTCCCCTTTTTATAAGCTAGTAACTGTGAAAACTTTGCAAATGTTCTGCAGCCACCATAAATATCGTACAGTTCCCAAATCTTGAATTGCTTATTCCACTTGATTGTCATGCTGTCTACTCCCCAGTAGTTGTTAGTCAGTAAGCACATTGTGCCATAGTGATTAGGGTAGTGCAAGCACTTTGTGCCATAAATATTAATACGACCATAAATAAATAGTTTCCACTCCGAGACATCCTTGCTTATTTGTGCTAGGGCGCTATAATTAATCAACTATTTGCAACGGAATTGCATATCATGGCCCATGGCCGACCTCACAAGATCACACCTGAAATTCGTAAAATCATATTGGATTCTATAAATTCCGCGTTACCCTATGAAGCTGCAGCATGGCGAGCTGGTATATGCGAGAAGACTTTGTATAATTGGCTTAATAAAGCTAAGGCTGATAAAGAAGCTGGCATTGAATCTGAGCATCTAAGTTTATTACAGGATATAAAGGCTATTGAAGGCAATCGCATGCAAGCTTTGGCTGAAAGCGTAATGGGCGGTGTTGATCGTTGGCAATCATGTGCGTGGATGCTTGAGCGTAGATGGCGTCAGTTCTATGGTGCAGACGCTGGTATCATTGCTGAATTGCAACAGACCTTCAAAGAACTGAACGATAAATTCGAAGCACAAAAATCTAAATAATGTTCCACATATAACATTGGAGCAATACAATGAAAGAATCAAAGCGTGCTGAGAAAGCAGAAAAGAAAGAATGCAAACCGATGAAGAAAGCTGTAAAGAAAGTTGCGAAGGGTGAGAAGAAAGAAGAACACAAGATGGGTAAGAACGAATATAAGCCAACAGCACACAAGACATTAAGAGGGATTCGCAAGTAATGCGCATTGTTATCAGACATGAAGATGTAGAAGACGAAGAAGAAGGTTCCAAACTCGGCGTACAGGCAATTATATCCAGTGGTAATTTCACTGAGGAAGAGTCAGCAAATTGTGCGTTCGTAGTAGACCATGGAGATGTAGCCGGTTTGTTGGATATGTTACAAATTGGCATTAACAATCTGATTGAATATAAACTCAGGGGTCAACATGAAGAACGAACATCGGATCACGAGACCGGATCGACCAGCGGGCTTGAACAAGCCATTTCCAGTTAGCGAGTTTAGAACGACTGGTGAAGCACCATTTTTTAGCATGAACCCAGAACCACAGACAGCACAGATTCCAACTGGGCTGGGAACGGAACCACGCAAGTATTAATAGGATTATGCGATGCTCTGTAAATCATGCCAATATCCTGATTCATCAGTGGTGTATACGAGGCATGATGAAAAACGCAATTTAACAGAGCGTCGGCGTGAATGTTTGAAGTGTGGTATGCGTTTTACTACACACGAGAAATTGCGAGAACCATCGAATTATAAAATCACACCTCCGTTACATGTATTGCCTAAATGAGTAATCTTCAGACGATGTTGAAGCAAGCCACCCAATGGCGTGATCAAGGCATCAGGCAGCATCAACAACATATCTTATTCAACGATGACCACGTTCGATTAATCTCACCTACACAGGATCGTATTTATGTACCATCACCTACTGGTGAGCGGTTTGCTAACTCTGAGTCTTTTATTAAACTTGTGTTTGGGCCTTATGGGTCTGGAAAGTCAACGATGTGCGTCCAGCAAATGGTTAGATTGGCTTGCCGCATGCCTTACTGGAGTAATGGTCGTCGTCGCGCTCGCGGACTTGTCATACGTAACACATCTGGCGAATTGACTTCTACAACACTACAAACATGGCTGCAGTGGATGGGTGATTTAGGCGATATATCTAAGCGCCAGAAGCCGTTGATGACATATGAGCACACATTTAACGATGGCAATGGTGTGGTAGAATTGGAGTTAATATTCCTAGCATTGGACAGACCGGACGATGTACGGAAATTGAAATCAATGGAGGCCACATTTGCTTATCTCAACGAACTTTCTGAACTCCCTCAGAATGTCTTATCGCACATCAAAGGTAGGGTTAATGGTCGTTACCCCAGTAAGTCATTTTGCAGCGAACCATATTGGTCCGGTATCTTGGCCGACACTAATCCCTGCGCTACTGACCACTGGATCTACAAAGACTTTGAAGAAAAGCGATTAGAGAACTATGAGATATTTTACCAACCGCCGGGATTATTGGCTGATAGTGATGGTAACTGGGTTCGCAATCCTGAGTGCGATAACGCTGCTAATTTGTCAGATGACTATTATATTAAATTGGCCGAAGGACAAACCACAGACTTTGTCAAAGTCTTCTGTTTGGGACAA